TTTAATATAATTTATACTCCTAATGATCCTGATTATCCTTATCGTGTTGAAAAGAAAAAATTTTCGAAAGATTAAAGAAAGGAGAATTTAAATGCTTAACAAAGATGGTGTGCGCGAACTCGCGTATGTAGTAACGATTGACAATATTGAACTGATTCCTGGATATGACCGAGTTGAATGGGCAACCGTCGGTGGATGGAAGGTTATCGTTCAGAAGGGTCAGTTTAATATTGGTGATCCTGCGATTTATTTTGAAATTGATAGTAAGGTGCCTTCCAATAAAGAGTGTTTTGCCTTTCTTGAAAAGCGCCATTATAAGGTAAAGACTCTTAAAATGTGCAAGGTTATAAGCCAAGGTTTGCTGATGCATGCGGAAGATTTTGGCTGGGAAATTATTTTTGATGGGACTAAAACTCCTTACATTTATGATGGAGAGAAAGTTCATTATGCAGATGATGAGTCTCGTTTCCTTACCGAAAAGATTGGCGTGACTTATGCAGACGCAGAAGATAATCAGCGCAAGGCTCCTTCTGCGGATAAGTATAAGAAAATGGCGCAGCGTCATCCTGCTATTTTTTGTAAGCCTTTTGTTCGTTGGCTTATGAAGCGTAAGTGGGGTAAAAATCTTATGTTCTTCTTCTTTGGTAAGAAGAAAGATAAAAAGAACGGTTGGCCTGAGTGGGTATCTAAGACTGATGAAGAGCGTGTGCAGAACATGCCTTGGATTCTGAATGATACTGGCGAATGGGTCGTAACTGAAAAAATTGATGGTAGTTCTACTACTTTCACTATGAAGCGTGGTAAGCATGGCAAGAATGAATTTTATGTTTGTTCTCGTAACGTATGCTTTGATAGTGTTGACAAGCCTTGCTACTATGATACCAATATTTATTGGGAAATGGCGCAGAAGTATGATATGTACAATGCTCTTTCTAAATTCCTTGAAGATCATCCTCAGTGCGATTGGGTGACTGTTCAAGGAGAGACTTACGGAGCAGGTGTACAGCGTCGTGATTATTCTATGGAAGACCATGATTTTCGTGCGTTTAACCTTGTTACTTCTGATCGTGGTCGTTGGGGAACTTTTGAAATGATTGATGAGCTGACTATTCCTTATGGAATTTTCTGTGTTCCTACTTATTTTGGCGGGCCTGTGACTTTCGATACTCTCTTTGGAGATGCTGAGGACCGCATGGCGAAAATCCTTGAAATGGCGACTGGGGATTCTCAGCTGGATAAGAAACCTCGTGAAGGTTTGGTTCTGCGTAGTGTTGATGGCCAGAAGTCTTTTAAGGCAGTCAGCAATGAGTTCCTTCTGAAATATCATGGCTAAATATTATTTTAGATCATATTATTTAACTCATGGTGAAGATGGGATTTATTTCTTTTCTTCACCAGAAGAAAGAGAATATTTTATTCATCAAAGATATGATGATTATACTCCCATAAAATATAGTCCAAATATTGCCGTTTGGGATGCAGATGATATTGTAGAATTAAGTGGTATAGTAGTAGGATTTAGTGGAGAGATTGAATGAGAAACAGAAAACAGAGACGAGAATACGAGCGTAATATTAAGCATGATAAACGTGCTAGTAAATGCCCGATATGTGGGCGACCTTCGTTGTTTTTTACCAAAGCAACATTGAAACCTTATGAAGGTAAAAAAGAAAAATTTGAAAAAGAAGATTTCGATACAGAAATTGTATGTGAAAATTGTGGAGCAACTGTATATTCAGGAGAAGAAGTAAGCAAACTTTTACCCCCTGGGGTATATCTTCCACTTCCTCTTGACATCGTAGAATATGCTCTAAGACATCCAGAATTGGAGGAAGCAATAGCAGATGTTAAAAGTGATTTGGATAATTCTGAAAATATGGTTTAAGAGAAAAATTTTGTATCCTATTAAAGCACGATGGAATTATATAAGATATGGAACGTATATCTCTGATAATATGCGTAATCGTGCTTTGCTAGAATTTTGTGAAAAAGTAATGACTGATGCCGCATATGAACCAGAAGGTGTTTATGAAACTTTGTTTGAGGAACGTTTTAAAGAAGTGTATGATGCGGTAATAGATTATTCTAAAAAGACATTTCCAGAAGAAGCAGAATCTTTAGATGAACTTACTTATGAGATTGAGCGTCCATATTGTGCAGCTGCTATTTATGAAAAATTACTTCAACTTTTATGGATTGAAGATTGAAAATTTATAAATAATATAATATAATATATATAGAAATTAAGAAAAAGAAAGGTTATGATCTTATGAAAAATTACCCGCTTGAGAAGTACAGATTTTATCAAAATGGAAATAGGATTATTGCGGTGAGCACCTATGGCGGACGGACTGTTCGTGGTGTAGCAATTTGTCATCCTGATGACAAGTTTGATATAGATCTTGGTAAGCGGCTTGCGGCAGCTCGGTGTAATGAGAAGGTTGCGGCAAAGCGTTACGCAAGAGCTACAAAGCGTTACAAGGATGCTGAGGATGCATATCGTGCGGCTAGTGAAAATGTTGACCGCATGAGCGATTATCGGAACGATGCGTTTATTGCGATGAATGAGGCATCTCAGGCAGTTGATGCTCTTGTCGCTGAAGTCCGTGCGCATAGTTGAAAGATTTGAAATAATTTGATATAATATAATTGTAGAAAGACAAGGAGCAAAAGTTTGTATAAGACGTATGTGCGGCTGACCAACCTAAGGTCATATATATTGAGGGTTAGCGTAGAGGTAGCGCGGCGGTCTCTAAAATCGTTGTGGGTGGGTTCGAATCCCACACCCTCCGCCATAGACTCGATAGCAAATAAGAGTATAAACGGATGTGCGGCCGGCCAACCTAAGGCTAAAATAGAGGTAGCATTAGAATAGCTAACTAATGAGTAATGTACCTTTTTTACAAGCTCTATTTTAAAATAATCAGAAAAAGGATGATTAATAATGGCAAAAATTGATATGACTAATTAGCGTTTTGGTAAATTAATAGTATTAAAAGATTCTGGAAAAAGATTATCTGGTAATATTCTTTGGGAATGTCAATGTGATTGTGGTAATACTTTTTTAGGAAATGGAAGAAAAATCAGAAATGGGACTACGAAATCTTGTCCTGAATGTGCTCATAAAAATAATTAGAAAAAAGATTTAATAGGTAAACGATTTGGAAAATTAACTGTTTTAGATATTAGTGATAAAAAAAGTTATTTAAATACTACTTATTAGAAATGCCAGTGCGATTGTGGAAGAATTGTAGAAGTTGATAGAAGACATTTGATTAGTGGACATACTCAATCATGTGGGCATTGTAATTTATCTAAAGGTGAATTAAAAATTGCTAATATTTTAAAAGAAAATTTAATTAATTTTGAACAACAAAAAACTTTTGAATCTTGTCGTTTTTTAGATACTAATTATTTGGCTAAATTTGATTTTTATTTACCAGATTATAATTTATTAATTGAATATGATGGAGAACAACATTTTTCTCCATTAGAAAATAGTTGGAATAATTTAAATAAATTTAATAAAACTATTGCTCATGATAATTTTAAAAATGAATGGGCTTTAAAAAATAATATAAGAATAAAGCATATTCCTTATTATGATTATAATAAAATTAATTTAGAATATATATTAAATTAATTTTTATAAGTCTGAACAAATGCGACTTTAAATATAGTGCGTTCGCTGACGATAAAGCGATCCCCTTCCCAAAGGAGTGAGTTCAATGGCAAGAGGACGCGCCTGGCGCAGATATAAAAGTTATACAAAAGCCAAAAGAAAAAGAAATATTGATGCGGCAATATATGGATATGGAACTCATTGGTATCCTTGGTATAATCACCTTCATCAATATTCAAAAAATAAAATCCATTGTAGTTGCCCGATGTGCGCTGATAAAACTACTAATAAGAAAGCAAAGGCAAATGCTTGGGCACCATCTTGGAATCCTAAAATGACGGATTTAAAAAAAGAAATGGCAATGGATGAAGATGAATTGGAGTATTTAGAAGATGCAATTCTTAGAACGCAGCAGCGTAGTCGCAGTAATAGACACATTCGGAGACGAAGAAATTGGTAATGCTATTAAGGCTTTTCCAATTTACAATGATGATGCTAACCATGCAAATGGTGTTTGGGCAGATGTTGATTGTTGGGAATTATTTGAGCCAGATTATATGAATAATAGTTATACAATGAGAAAAATTATTTTTCACACAGCAAGATGTTCAAATTGTGATGCTAAAATTACGATTGATGATTATGACCAATATTGTCCACGTTGTGGCGCGAAAATGGAGTATTCAGAATGAGATATGTAAGATTTTATGGTAGTAATGGTTACTGCGGCACTGATTATGAAGAATATGTAGCATTTGAAGATGATATTTCTGAAAATGAAATTGATGAAATGTCGAATGAATATGCATATGAAAACGCAGAAACATATGAATACATGGAACGCGGCTGGGATTCACAATGGGAATCAGAAGAAGATGAAGAATGGTATTATGATAATGCTATGGAATATTGTGGATGGGATTATTGTTCCGAAGAAGAGTATAAAGAAAATACGGATAATTGAAAATTTAAAAATTATTTGATATAATATATATGTAAGATAAAGAAAGACACATACAGCAAAATCTTCTTTAAGAAGAATATGGGTTCGATCCCCATAATTGGAGTGTTCCAATTTAGCCAAATGGTAAAGGCAATCGTCTGTTAAACGATCAATAATCTTAAAGTGTCTTGTTAATATGCAGGTATGGTGGAATAGGTAGACACCACAGACTTAAAATCTGTTGGTCATTAGACCGTGCCGGTTCGAGTCCGGCTACCTGCACCAACAAGATTAGAGAATTAAATTTCTAATCTTATTTTTATGCGCCATTAGCTCAGTCGGCAGAGCACCGCACTTTTAATGCGGGTGTCCGCGGTTCAAATCCGCGATGGCGCACCAGTTTTCAATTAGAAAGGAAAAATAATGAAATATAATACTTATAAAGAAATTTTAGATCAGCATTTAATTATTGATGATGTAACTACTTTTGTTAAATCTTTAGTTAAAGATAGTACTTCATTTAAACGTATTACTACTAGTTTTAATATTAAATCTTTTGAAGAAAGATTATCTGGTAGTTATCTTACTTCTATTAGTATTAAATTAGGTGATGCGCTTGAAGATGCTTTTAAAGAATATTTAAAAGAAAAAGGTGCAATTTTTCTTGCTCGTGATTTTGTTCCTCATAAAGATTGTGACCAAATTTTTCAATACAATAATATTACTTTTTTAATTGAACAAAAAATTCGTGATGATCATGATAGTTCTAAAAAAGTTGGCCAAATTGAAAATTATAATAATAAGAAAAATATTATTGCTTCAAAAGTTGATAAGTATTTTTCATGCTGCTGGTTTATTGATCCTGATTTTATTAAAAATAAGAATTATTATATTTCTATGTTAAATAAAGATGAACTTTATTATGGGGCAGAAATTGAAAACTTTTTAAAAGATAAAGTTTTTCATGATGATAGATGTAATGGATTTTTTGAAGAATTTTTGACTTATATTGAAAAATATACTAATGAATTTTCAATATTTGATATTAGCAATCTGACAATTAATTATAAAAATTTTTCAGTTACTGAACTTTATCGTTTATTGAATACTACACGACATATTGATAAAATTGCCACAATCTTTTTTAATGGAACCATTCCTTTTAAAGAAATTTATGATTATGTTGAAAAAAGTCGTTCTGTTCCTTGTAAAGAGAATTTTAAAACATTATTAAAGGAGTATATGACATGACAGATTATCAACTTTATTTAGGTAATGCAATAGATCTCTTTTAGTAGATTAAAGATAATTCTATTGATTGTATAATTACTGATCCACCATATGAAACTATTTCTGGTGGGGCATAGGAAAATGAATATGTAAATCGTCCAACTGGTATTTTAGCAAAGAATGATGGAAAAATTTTTGCTCATAATGATATTAGTATTAGTCGTTGGATTACTGAATGTTATCGAGTACTTAAAGATAGTACACATATATATATCATGACTAATCTACTCAATCTTGAAGAGTATATGTTAGAAATTCGTAAAGCAGGTTTTGAAATTCATAATCTTTTAATTTGGGAAAAAAATAATGCAACTCCCAATAGATGGTATATGAAAAATTGTGAGTATATTATTTTTGCACGAAAAGGAGCTGCAAAACCTATTAATGATTGCGGCACAAAAACTGTTTTACAAGTTAAAAATGTAAAAGACCGTTTACATCCTACTGAAAAACCTTTAGAATTATTAGAAATTTTTATTAAAAATAGTTCTAATCCAGGTGATACTATATTAGATCCTTTTGGCGGTAGTATGAGTACTGCATTAGCAGCAATTAAGACTGGTAGAAAAGCAATTTCTTTTGAGATTGATGAAGAGTATTACAACTTAGGAAAAGAAAGATTAGATAATTTTGATCCTAATAATATTGTAATAGAAACTAAAAAAGTAAAACCTTTAACGCCAAATCAAGAAAAGATTTTGCAAGTATTAAAAGATAATCCTAATAAAGATTTCTCAGGTAGTGAATTAAGTAAAATCACTGGATTAAGTAGTCGTACTTGTTCTGGTTGTATTACCCCATTATGTAGTGCAAATTTAGCAGAAAAAACTACTACTACTTCACCTTTTAGAATTAAATTAAAAAAACAGTCATAATATATAGAAATTAATAATATTAATAAAATTTTAAATAAAGAAATTAATAAAATAAATTCCTCTTGTCCAAGAGGATTTCAATGAGAAAAAGGAGATAAAAAAATATGAACACTCTGCTTAATGGAATGAAGAACGCAACTAATTATACCTATACTGAAAATGGTGCGCTGACCCATAAGACTTCTATGTCTGGGCTTCTTGATCTTTTTGGTATGGGCGCAGCTTATCGCACTCGTAGTGATAGTGACTGCATTGTTCTTTTCCAAGATGCTTTTAAAGAGAACCCTGTATATGCGCTTAAATGCCTGTTCTATCTGCGTGATGTACGCGGCGGTCAGGGTGAGCGCAGATTCTTCCGTGTAGTTACCAAGTGGCTTGCAGATCATGAAACTGCGGCAATGCGGCGCAATCTTCAGTATGTCCCTGAGTTTGGTCGTTGGGATGACCTTTATGTCTTTGTCGGCACTAAGTTGGAAAATGAAGCTTTTGATTTCATTAAGAAACAGCTTCTTCTGGACATTGAATGCAAGACTCCTTCTCTGCTTGCGAAGTGGCTGAAATCTGAAAATACTTCCAGCAAAGAATCTCGCATTCTTGCTGATCGTACTCGTCAGGCTTTCGGTATGACTCATAAGCAGTATCGTAAGACTCTTTCTCTACTTCGTGAGCGTATCAACATTGTTGAGCGTCTTATGAGTGCAGGTAAGTGGGATGAGATTGAATTTGATAAGATTCCTTCTCGTGCTGGTTTGATTTATCGTAATGCTTTTGCACGTCACGATATTGAACGTATGAAATCTGAAAAACAGGTTCGTTCTTATGAAGATTTCATGAAGGATGAAAAGACCACTGTTAATGCCAAGGCTCTTTATCCTTACGAAGTTGTTTCTCAGGCTTATAACCTGACTAGTAATCATAATCGCTGGTGGAATTCTCCTGATAGTGTAGATGATGTTGATCCCGTTCAGCGCAATGCTATTAATAAGTATTGGGATAATCTTAAAGATTATTTCAATGGTTGCAGCCTTGATGCTCTCTGCATGATTGATACCTCTGGTTCAATGTGGGGAAACGAAGCAAGCGCACCTATCAATGTCGCTATTTCCATTGGTCTTTATGCGGCAGAGCGTGCACGTGGTCCTTTTGCAGGTCATTATATTAGTTTCAGCTCTCGTCCTCAGCTGATTGAAACTAAGGGTGTAGATTTTGTAGATAAGGTTTATCGTATTTACAGAACCAACCTTTGTGACAATACTAATATTGAGGCGGCATTTGATATGCTCCTTGATACTGCTCGCAGAACCCATTGTAGTCAGGAAGATCTTCCTAAGTCTATTATTGTTGTAAGTGATATGGAGTTTGACTCCCAGGTAGGTTATTATGGTAATCGTAATAACACTCTTATGGAAAATATCGCTCACAAGTGGGCTATGACAGGATATAAGATGCCTAACCTTGTATATTGGAATGTTCAGGCCCGCCAGAACAATGTTCCAATGCAGGTTAAGAACGGTGTAACCCTTGTCAGTGGTATGAGTCCTGTTATCTTTGAACAAATCATGAAAGGTAAAACCGCAGAAGACTTAATGTTTGATAAATTAAACGAACCTCGTTATAATTGTATTCATTAAGATTAAAAACTTGGACAATTTTCGATATTGTTCAAGTTTATTTTTTTATATAAAATAGAAAGGGTGACATATATGCCTCAATTAATAGATTTAACTAATCAACGTTTTGATAAATTATTAGTATTAGAAAAAGCTGCATCACGTAATAAACACGTATATTGAAAATGTTAGTGTGATTGTGGAAATATTTGTGAAGTAAGCGGAGAATATTTACGAAAACAAACTACAAAAATTAAAGATTGTGGATGCTCAAAAATAAAAAATATAAAGAAAAAAGAAAAAGAAAAAAAAGATAATTGGTTAGTTGGACAAAGATTCGGTAAATTAACAGTTATAGAACCAACAGAAGAAAGAAAAGCAAAAAGTATTGTTTGGAAATGTATTTGCGATTGCGGAAATATTAAATATGTAAATAGTTCTAATTTAAGAAATGGACATGTCAAATCTTGTGGATGTCTTGTGAGAGAAGTCCATGGAAATGACTTAACTAATTAGCGTTTTGGTAAATTAATAGCTTTATATCCATGTGACTATAAAAAAAGAAGTTCAATTATATGGCATTGTAAATGTGATTGTGGAAAAGAATGTGATGTAGAAAGTTATAATTTAAAAGCTGGACTCACTAAGTCTTGTGGGTGCATTACTTCATCAATTGGTGAATTAAATATTGAACAAATATTGTTAAAAAATAATATCTTTTATAAAAAAGAATATTGTTTTGATGACTTAAAAGGAAAACAAGGAAGAGTATTACGTTTTGATTTTGGATTATTAAATAATAATAATTTAATTAGATTAATTGAATTTGATGGAGAACAACATTATAATGAACGAAGTGGATTATGGGGAGATAGTAAAAATGATCCTTTAGAAAAAAGACAACAAAGAGATAAAGAAAAAAATGAATATGCATTATTACATAATATCCCATTAGTTCGCATCCCATATTGGGAACGAGATAATATAACATTAGAAATGTTAATGGGAGATTAGTATCTAGTATGTGAAACATCTAATGATGGATAAACTTAATGAAGAGCGTTACGCTTGTATTAAGTAAAATAACAGAAAAAAGCCTAGTTATTTATTTCTAAATAACTAGGCTTTTCATTTTTTTATATTCAGATTTTGCGCTCATTGCTTCATTTGCGGCCAACACATCGAAACCCAAAAATAAAAATCGTTTTGGAATTTTTTGGCGCTTTTTTACGCTCTGCCGATCGGCATATACTAGATTTATCCGAGCGGATTAACCTGGTTCGCGCACTTGACAAAAAAAAATAAGGAACTCATTAATTTGAGTTCCTTATTTTTTATCCTTCAACAGCAGGTAATTCTGGAGTTGTTTTAATAGCTTTATTAGCATTAACCTATGCTTCAATGCTCTTGACAATATAAGCATTTAAATCGCCAACAGCTTCAGTTAAATAATCCTATGCATCTTTACTTAAAATAGCAAGGACACTTTGATATGTCATTTCAAAAGCCTTCTTTTGAGCTTCATGATCAAAAGCATTTTTATTCTTTAAAGCTTCAACATAAGTCTAATTTGTAGCAATTACACATTTTGTAATTGTTTCATCCAAAAGAGCGATATATTTCTTATAAAGCTCATTATCTGTTTGTTCTTGAAGTGCAGCACTCTTATTCTTGATAAACATAACAAGATAAGTAGTGAGTACACCAAGAAGAGGAATAATACATACCTAAAAAATTTGTTGTAACATTTCTAACCAGTTCATAACCTTTATCTCCTTTATACATTAAGAATCTTTATCGGGAATGTCAGGGATTTCTCCGATTACCTTTTTATCAAGCACAAAACCATCGGCAGTCATTAAAATAACTACTTGCATGTCACGAGTTGAAGCTGTATTACAGATTTCACTCCAAGCAGCTGCAAATGCTCCTGTGGCAGCAATCTAAGCTGCTTCAATATTATCTGCATAGGCAGTAGCATGAGAATCAAATACCTTTGGATAACCAGAAGCCATAGGAACATATCCACCCACACTTGCGCCTAATACCTTTTTATGAACTTCAAAAATTTGTCTTTTCATTCTTTAAATCCTCCTTATGACTAAATTAAAGAACGTAATAAATTTAATTCAGTAGCTACATCAGTCGCTTCAATATTAGTACCTACTGTTAAATTTGCATTTTTTGCGATCGTCGCAGTAACTTTATAAAAATTGCCTGCATAAGTTAAATATTCTCCAACTTCATAATTCTTACTTGCTTTTACGGTTGGTTCAAATGGAGCTAATGTATGCAACATCTATTGCACAAATGCCGTTGTTGCAATTCTATCAGAATTAGCAGCAATACCTAATGTTGGAGCAGTTACATTTCCAGTTAACTATGCTCCAACTAAATCAGCCTTAGTATCAATTAATTCTGCTGCTTTATTCCATGCAATTACATCAGTTTCTAATATATTAGTATCTCCAAAGGTAGCACCAGAATAAAGCGTTAAATGATCTATTGCAAATGTAACAGCGTAATAACTTAATTCTAAGAACATACCATTTTCTATAAAGAAATAGTTTTCATGATAATTTAATGGAATAACCATTTGGGTACAATCATATTCAACTATATCTTCATCAGCAAGCCGATATACTACTTCTGCGCCTATTTGCGGTGTAGTTCCTTCAACATAAATATCTCTATCTGATAGCCAATGACCTGGTAAAGTTTCGCCATTATAAGATGCTATATGTTCTGTTACTTTCCATAATTTTCCTTTAATAGGGTCAAACTCTAAACCATATAAACTTCCTGCAGCCGCAGGCACATTAAAAGTATAAGTTGTAGCATCTTCTGGATCATTAGTATGTCCAACTTTAAAATTTACAGAAGTTGTAGCAGTAAAGGGCGTCATATAATAAGGATAGTATTTATCTGGTTCACCAACTGTAATCATTACATTAGTATCCTCAACACCCCATGATACTCTTACATATGCTCCATTAGCAGGAATTACGCCATGAGTGCTCCAACTATTTCCTACTTTTAAATTACTTGCGAAACTTATCTATTTAATCCAGGTCTAATTAGCAGTATAAACGTGAAGACGACGGTTAATACTACCTGAATTAGTAGGTCCAATTATACCAGTATAATAAATATCATCACCAGGGGATACTGGAATAAAATCACCTACATGGTCATTAGTATTACTTGCAAGATTACCATTTGAGCCAATATAAAAGCCTGGCGTATAGCTATTAACATCTAATAAATTAATTGTACGAATTTGCTATGAAATAGTAGGTTCTACTGCCATAACTAAACTCAAAGCATTTTCATTTTTAGCATTTATAATACCAAATTCAGAAGCATTAAGATTAGAAATTGTTTTTGCAATATTAGGATTTAAACTATTTAATAATCGTTTATCATCAGCAGATAATAAACCATCTGTAGTTTCTGTTGCGGGAGGTGGTGATACTGCTTCCCTAGCAACAGTGTCTTTTAAATTATATTCTACGCCATTTAATTTAATTTTTGATAAATCTGCCATATTTTTTTTACCATCCTCTTTATTTACAACTCTAAAATAGCTGTAACCATTTCTTGTAATGCATAAGTGGTATTTGAATTATTTTTTGTCCTAATTGCATCTGCAATATCTGCTAAATATTGATAAGAAACTAATACTTTTTCAGTATGCTCAGGAGTTAATGGGGGCTATTCACCTGTTATTGTATACTCAATTACTAAATAAAATGCTGAAATATGAATTTCAAAATTTGGCTTACTAGAAGTTGTCTTTTTTACCCTAGTTGTTATTGATAACTCAATATTATTAAAACTCTAAGCAGTTGTAATAGAAGCAGATGATAAACCTAAATCTCCAATTGCCAAATTAAAATTACAATCTACCAAATTATTATAAGTAGGATCTTTATAATAATTCTATGTTGTAATTGCACCTGAAACAGTCATACGAGCCATATTTACTCCATCATTTGATGTTACTGTCATTCTCACTACTGCTTTAATTGAATCAATATTTACATTTTGAAAACTAAAATTATTAAATAAAAAACGAGATGTTATTTCTACAAATTTAGTACTTTTTACAGATTGATAAATATATGTACTATCATCATTGTCATTTAAAACGCTATATCCATTATTACTTGTTGTTAAATGATTTAATAAAATATCACTTTTAGGATAAACAATTAATGTTGCCATTTTATCATTCCTTAATATGAAAAATTATCTCCATCTGTATAAGAAGGAGCATAAATATTAGTTCCATTAATAGTAGCAATTAATTCACCAGAAGTAAGAATATTAGTAATATTCAAAGTGCCAGTACTTCCCTGCTATATTGTGGCTCTTGCTTCGCTATCTTTAAAATTATAAGTTACACCATTTAATTTTATCTTAGATAAATAAGCCATTTAATTTTCTATCTCCTATTTTTCACTTGTTTCTATAATTAATGTTGTACCTTCTACGGAATAAAAATTCTAATTAATGAATGGAAGTTCATGAAGCAAAGTTTTTCCATCCCCAATTTTTGTTCCCGCATCAGTGTATACAATAACTTCATTTTCTTTTGGAATAAATCTTTTTGCTTTATTCCAATTTTCAGTTGTATCTTTTTTTATAAAGCTTTGTTCTTTTTCCATAAAATCACACCAAATAAAAAAAACACCTAGGGATATAATTATCCTAAGCGCATTTTTTAGGAAAAGTTTTAAGGTCATCAGGAGAATCAATGACAAATTCATCAACATTATATTGAACTTGTCCATTTGTAGAAATTCTATTCCAAGCCATAATCAATTCTCCTTTTAACCATAGATCTTTGTTGTTCCAACATAGACTTCTTTAATAGGTGTAGTTCCAATATAAATTTCTTTTATTAAAGAATTGCCAATATATATCTAATTCTTTTTAGATACAGCCTAATTCGCATCTTTTACATAAATATCAATATATTTAAAATGATCAGTAATAGTAACATCAAATACTGTCCTGGTAGATGTTTCAGTTGTAGTAGCATCTAGTATACTGCTAATGCTTGCTCCTGTTAGTTCTGTATCACCAATAGTCCAAACAATATTAGCATTAGGACTCGCGGCCATCGCATTCATATACACTGTATCTACTGGCGTTACATAATCGCTTGTCGCATATATATAATTAGGTGCCGCTGTTGCGCTAGTAATGCCATCCCCGATATGTAATCTGATTTGTGCCACTTCATAAATTTCACCAACTAATGTTACATTAGTTTGTATATTATGAATAGCTGTTATATCATAAGTAGAAGGCTATACTAAATTACCATTTAATGTCCAACGCATTGCGCATCCAAAACCATCAATAGTATTAGTCATTCTATCCTAATAATACTGACCCCATGTGCCAATTGATGCGCCTTTTGGAATACCTTCAAGAGTTTTCTATTTACAGTGCGAAATACCATGAACTTGATGGAACCAGCCATAACAGCTTTCATCTTTACGATAGTTATACCAATCATTAGATGTATAAAAAGCTGCCTAATCTGGCATATTATCAAAATCAAATGCCCAGCCATGATATCTACTTAACGTATCATTAGCAAAGTTTGTATCTTCACTATTCTTAATTAAATTCGGCCCGAATGTAAAATTAACCGTGACACTGTCAGCAGTTATCGTTGATGTATAATCTACTATAATATAAAATTCTGAAATACGACATTCAAAATCAGCTTTTCTACTTGTGCTTTTTTCTGCCCTTGTGGAAATAGAAAACTATCTATTAGAATAAGTTTCTTCAACCCCAATTGTACTAGTTGAGAAGCCTAAATCAGCCGCAGTCAGTGAAATAGAATAATCAGTAAAAGTATTATAGGCTGGAGTATCATTATATTTACCACTACTACTTGGACTTGTAACAGTAATATTATCTACCTTTGCGCCATTATTAGATGTAACCATCGCGCGGACAACCGCTGTAACACTATTAATAGCTGCATGAGACAATGTAATATCATCCATTAAAAAGCTAGATATTACTTCAACATATTTATTAGTTGTTACATTTTGATAA